AGGTGCAGGCTCAGGTGCAGGCTCAGGTGCAGGTGCAGGTGCAGGTGCAGGTGCCGGTGCGGGTGCGGGTGCCGGTGCAGGCGTAGGACTCATGGGCTGAGCCAAGTCCGAGGACATATCACCTGTGGCCGGGTCTCGGTCCCCCTTGAGCTTATCCAACATGCGCTGAAACAACGGACGTCCCGTATTTGGTTCGTAGATGTCGGGCTGGGTTGTTCCCCCGGTTGACCGCTTCATACTGGCTCCTACCTCAAGGGTGTGACGATTATGGCACCGCCATGCACCCGGATGGTTTGCCTCCCACTAACACGTACAGAGACATTCTGCCACCCGCGGGCTACCAAGCCTGGGAAGGTCGCATTGTCCGCCGACGTGAAACGAAGCTTGAGGGAGTAAGTGCGAAAATCAGGAGCCGTGCCCTTGTTGTAGAACTGCCTGTCGGACTTGATGTAGGGTTGAACTGTGGACGAACGCCCTGCAGCCAAGGGCGTGGCCGAGCCTTCGACCAGGGTGTTGTTGACCCAGACGCCCAGGAACGCTCTCGTAATCGGATTGCTGTAGACAGCCGTCGCGTCATCGTCGGTGTTGTCTCTAAAGTTCTGGTTCGACGCTACAGTGTAGTCGAGCGTGATATCCACCAAGATCGAACTGGGCGCGAACCCGTTACGCCAACTACAGCCCAGCACCGTACGCGCCTGATCGAGCATATCCGGCGTGTCTCTCTCCGCCAGCGAGGTGAACAACCTGTACCAGAAGTCTCGCGCCTGTCGGTAGCCCGACACCCAGGGCCCGTCGGTAAAAGCCCCCCGCCGAACGTGCTTCTTGGTTATGGTCGGACTGCCCAGGTTGTTGGTGTAGTCCAACTGGCCGTTGATAATCTCCAGACCACCTGTAGTGCCCCCGTCGTAGCCGTTTACTCTGCCGGGATGAAACAGGTCCTTGAGGAAGTTCTCGACGGTTAGCTGCTGGCCGTCCGCCCAGGGTCCTGTGACTCGTGTGATGTCAGGCATGTCGTGTCCTACGAGAGAGTGTCGAACTGCAAAGGCAGTTGCATGATGTTGTAAGGCCCCAACTCGATTCCACCCAACGCACGGATGTCCACCCCCGCGTTGTTGATGTCGAACCGACCAAACACCATAGTCACATCGGCAACGTCGGCGTTACCTCCGTGGGAAGCCGCAGCCGCGACGAGGTCGGCCTGGGTGAGCATCGTTAGCAAGGAGACGCGCTCCCCCGGACTGGTCATACCACAAAACATCCGCACGGTGCGAGGAACCACGTAGAAGTTACCGGCGCTGTCTTGGATGGCAAAGGCCAGCGCAAAGCCGTGCGTGTCGTGAGTCAAGGGCTGCGCAGCGCTGGTGTGTCCGATGGCTACGGAACCAGCCACCATGTACCCCGGGTAGTCGTTGAACGTGCTGCCGGGAGCCCAGGACACCTTACACTCGGTGCCTACGCCACCCCCGTTAGAGATGCGCCGCCAGCCTGCACCGCCGCCTGGGCCCAGGCCCGCGATAGTCTGTAGGTTCTTGGGCCAGCCCCCAGCGGGAGCCAGTTCATTAGAATACACGTCGTATGCTACGCTCGCACCCATAGCAGACTGAGTAACCCAGGGGCTGTGTGTCGAGGTAACATCCATACCGTCTGACTTCATTACATCAGTACCACGCTCCCCAGCCAATAAGCTCGGCAGGTGCTGCGCGTCGAAAGCTCGGGGGAGGACAGACGTCTCCAAGACTATGTTGTTGACACCGGCAAGTAGGGATTGGAGCAGAGCGTTTAGCGTGGCTGCGTTATAGGGTGAGCCTTCATTCATCGGTGAATCCCCCATACAATAGCTTCAAACATGGGTACGTACGCCTTCAGGCCCGGTACAATAGCTCCTGTGGTAGGGCCAACCCGTAGAATCACCAGACGCAGTGTGTGGCTGCCTGGAGGCACATCTACAAACAAGGCGCTCACGTCCTGAGCGTTGTACTGACCCCCGAACCCTCGCTCCATGTTGATGCCACTGGAGCCTGTGTCCAAGCTGCCGCGCACGTGTTCGGCGGGCATGTCCCCGTTTAGGACCCAGGCCAGTTGCAGGCTTGCTCCGTCGTAGTGGACAAAGCCAGTGTCAATATCTGCACTCCCGGCGTTGGCAACTGTGAGGCTACCGACCGTGTGGCCCGCTTGCACATTGGCCATCGCGTGGTACGTGGCTCGCTCCGTGGACTTCCACGAAGTCTCCCACACCGTCTTCCAGGTGTCGGTCTCTTGGAACACCAAGGCACTCGCTGCTGGGCTTGTCTCAGGATGGCCCGACAGGCAAGTCTGAACTATAGTGTCAGTGCCTCGGTAAGCGTGTGCCACTCGGTAGGCCACACCTGCGGCCATGTCCGACATGGTGACCTCACTGGCCATCCCACTGGAGAAGTTGTGCTCGCCTAAGCCCGTAAGTGCTAAGCCCAGGCTGTCTGTGGCCTTGCGCATGTCCTCGGGGCTGACGACGTCGCCCGTGTAGGGCCGTCGCTTGATCGTCCTCATCTCTTGCCTCCGGGCATGTTGTTTCCGCCGTGGTGCGCCTGGGGTGTCTCCAGGTATTGGAAGCCCAGGAACTCGAAGTCCCCTGTGCCTGTTAGCTCAAACGAGAACACCTCGCAGCTGGGAACCATGACCTCTACCTTGGACCAGTACGGCCGCCTGCGCCGGAAGGACGCGGGCTGATCCGAAGCAGTGCCTCGGGCTGTTCGTGTCAGCAGGGACCTAAACACCTCACCAAGTCTGGTCACACCCCAAAAGGCCGGAGGATCATCCGTCGCAAAGCGATCAGGGGCCTTGATGTCGGAAGAGTCCACGTTCATAACAGCCGGGGAATCCCGCCAGTCCCTGTACACCTTGACGCTCATGCGGGTGTTCTGGGACTCCCGAAGCCACAAGCGCAGTCTGACGGGCGAGCCTCTACGGTGAGCCCTGTCCCTGCGTAGCCAACCAGACCGGAACACCCATGTGGGCTTGTCTGGCACGGACTGAGCGGCGACCAAGCCCTGATAGGCGAACTCTCGCGTCCAAGGGGCTGGGCGGTCCAGAGTGTACAGGCTGGCTTGAGTGTCTACGCCATTATTTGCCTTAGCAACCCCGGCTACGAGCACGGTAGGATCTTGTCCCTCGTAGACACAGGCAGCATCAACCACCATGTGGTCCATCTCTCGCCAGCCCTGACCGTCGAACACCAGACACACGTTGTTCTCGTTGCTCTGGTCAAGAGGAACCCAACACCGATACTCACCCACGTCGGGGTCTACGATGGCCACAGCCCGATGACGTCGGGCCGGGTTGATGCGCTTGGCTATCTCCTGCACATCGAGCCCGACCTCCTGCACCTTCTTCCCGTCGTACGCGAAGAAGCCCTTGCGGCTGAGCCAGACAACGGCCCCGTTGTCCATGGTGGCGATGCTGTCCGGGCTGACGCATCCGACCTTGTCACTGATCGTGGAGAACTTGTAGTCCTCGCCCGAGTCGTTGGGGGTCAAGGAGAACGTGGAGGTCTCCGTAAACACCAGCAAAGAGCCCTGGGACGCCACCAAACCGGTTATCGCAGCGCCCGTGGGGTCCGGGTAGTAGACATACTCGTCCTCAGGCAGTGTGCCCCAGCGCATGGGCAAAGACGCTCGGAGTAGGCCGGGGTCTCCGACCATGTTGGCGATCCAGAGACGGTTACCAAACAGGCAGGCCAGCCGGAACAAGGGCATGGGGTCTACGGGCGTGTAGGGAGCGACAAGCCAGGACTCGGGCACGTTGTCTGGGTAGCCGTCGGTGACGTTGTCGGGGATGGTGGCGAACTCGTGCGTGCCCGCGGCGGAGTTGGCCGGCACCTCGTAGTACACAGGGTCGCCGCTGTTGATCAGGTCCCGGGTCTTGGAAAAGACGCGCCCCACCGTGCCGTCCGGTCCTGGTGCGATGTTGTCCCACCATGCCTGAAGTCGCATGTCGGCCGCAAGCTCGTCCTCGGCCTTCTTGCGGTCCTTGCTGACGTTGTCTTCCTTGCTACAGGTCCAGGCGGTGCTGGGCGCGCTGGCGGGAGACAGGTCTCCGTCACGGTTGATCCACTGCAGTCGAGCCCGGATCATGCCCTCCTTGAGGACGCCTCCGTTGGGGTTGGAAAACGTCTTCTTGCCTGCCGGGGTGATACCTCCCAGATTGCCTGCGCCGTCCAAGACTTCGACTGTTCCCAGGCGACAACTACCAAATGACCATGGTAGTACGCGACCACTGAACCCCCAGCCCCCTGCGTTGGGATCGTGAGCCGTGTCACTATCAGCCGTAGAAGCTCCTCCGGAGTCTCGGAAGGGCCGAGGAAGAGGTAGGCGCGGCTGCGGCGCTCCCGGGCGGGAGTCGTAGCCCAAGTACATCACCTCTTGGCCGTCATACACGGCTGCTCGCGCGTTCTGCGGCACCATAAGGATGCCCGAGGGTAAGCGTACAAACTGCGTCAGGAACTGGTCGAGAGATGAGTCCTCAGGGAAAGGCAGACCGTAGCTGCTGGCGGTAAGCACCTTGTCCCCGTAGATGGCACTCCACTGTTGGTTGCCTGTGCCCCGCCAACCCGTGTAGCTCCAAATGGTGCCTCGGAAGTGCCACAGCGTGACCTCGCGTGAGCCGAACTCGTCCAAGCGCGCGCTAAAAACACCGTTGTAGCGGTTATTGTCGTCCCGCAGTGTGGTCTGAGGCGTGATGGGGCCATGGACGTTCTGAGTGTAGCCAGAGGAGGTAAGCCGGTACCGAGGCGCAAACTCTCCGGGAGGCTGCACCGCACGTAGGGAGTTCTCGGGCGTGAGCCGCAGGTTGCGGATGGTCCGAGCCTTACTCTCCGGGGAGTCTATGGCATCCGACTGACCGCGGGGCTGTAACGTGCTCGACTGCGGCTGGTGGTAGTCGTGCGCCAAAGGTTCCTCCTACCGGGTACCCCCGGCTGTAATGCGCCGAATACGAAGCTCCTCAGCCTGTTTCAGCAGTTCACGTTGCTGGTTTCGCAGATCCCGCTCGGCCTCGAACTGCTCGAACAGCGCGCCCTTCTCCAGAATGTTGGGATTGTCGCGGTCGAGCACAGGAGTCTCGACCCGGGCGTAGAAGGAGAACAGCTGCCCGCCTTCCTTGACGTAGCGGGTGCCGTGGCTGTCCGTCAGGGCCGCTTCCCACACCCCGTTGGGGTCCTGCTCCATGGAGGTGGGCGTGACGTAGACGGGGTGCATGTCGTCGTCGGACGTGTAAGTTACGTACCAACTGCCGGGGATAAGCCGGGGTGTCTCGTAGGTGCTCACTGTTTCCCTCCGTGTCGGTGCGGTATAACCTACGGCATGGTCGGAGTCAAGCCGCCTGCACGAAGGGTAGGAGAGCGTCCACGTAAGCCCTGGAGATGACCTTCTGGCCTTGATCGCTCAGGAGGAACCGGGCATCATCGATGTTGACGAAGAACAGCATCTCGGGCAGCACCCAGGTGCCCGCCGTTTTGGTGAGCATCGCGAATCGCGCCTCCATGTCGTGGTCCCCGTCCCGCAGGTCACCCTTGCGCATGAACACGGGCTGCTTAGCGAAGGCCCAGACGAACTCGATGTACAGCCACTCTGCGATGATGTCGCTGTCCGTGTTGCCTGGAGAGGTGTACATCGTCGCGCCTCGCGCGGACAGGCTTGGCCCCTTATTGCTGTAGCCTACCGCGTTGCTGTGGAAGCTGATGCCCAGACCGTCTGGGTGCTTGTTCGCTCTTCGGCACCGGGCTGAGAGCGGGGGGTCGGAGGACTCCAGCTTCATCCAACTCCAGTCAGGCGCGTTGACGTCGTCCGCTTCCCAGTACCTGTCGGCCACCACGTCGAAGACCCGCCGTCCTGCGTTCACCATCGCCTTGATCACTCGCGCGGCCGTCATGCGGTTGGTGATCCACTCCCGACAGATAAGACCGCCGTGGTCGGTGAACTCGTAGTATTTACCTGGAGTCTCGCGGCCGTGTCCGTAGTCCACTACGAGTTCGGTATACTCGCCCAGGAGGCGCGAAACTCCGCGCTGCAGTTCTTCTTTGGTCACTTATCCTTCCTCCGATCCCTCTTGAGTTTGCGGCGTCGGGCGCGACGTCGAACCCCAGGAGGCATGTCCACGTGGCACCACAGACGGCCCCACATCATGTCGCTGACCTGGGTGCGGTGCATCCCGAAACGCGCGGCGATGGCGGTGGCCGTTTCGGTCTTGTTGTGAAACGCGACACGCGCCTCGTACACCATCTCCTCTGAGATGTCAGGCCGACGCATAGAGCCCCGAGCCTGGAGCCCTCGTTCGTAGGCGTCCTTGTTGTTGTCGCGCTTGGAGCCCAGGATGAGATGGTCAGGGTTGACACACTTCTTGTTGTCGCACCTGTGCCGGACGCACATCCCTGGAGGTATCGGGCCCTTGAAGATGCGGTAGCTGTGTCGGTGGGCGTAGCGTTCGCCATACCTCCAACACAGACCGTAGCCTCCCTTCTCCAGAGTTCCCTGCCACTCGAAGCAAGCGTTGGGATCGTCAAGCTTGATGTCAACCTTGTCTAAGAAGGCATCAATCCATGATTGCGGGTATGACATGCAGGGCCCATAACCCGTCAAGCATACCCGGGCCAGTTGACGCTATTTCATGGACTTCTTGCCTCGACACTTCCACTTCTTACGGCTCAGGTCGTTGGCGCACGGCGGGTTCTTGCACTTCTTGATGCCCGCAGAACGAGCACAGTAGGCGTCGCCCTTGCTTGTCCCTGGGCGGATTCGGTCGCCGCCATCCTTAGCCTTGCCAGCCTGCCCATAGCTGACCTTGCGTCCTGATGCTGTCTTGTGAACAAACCGCTTACCCTTGGAGGGTTTGCTTCCGCCGTACCCGGCCTTCTTACCTGCTGCCATGTCTTACTCCGCACTGGTGGTGTAGTTGTAGAGGCGACCCTTGCGACGGCGTCCGCGCAGTCTGATCTTGCGCGTCTGTCCCGGGGGGCGGATGTCAGCGTGGCGGCGCTTCAGGGCGTGGAGTGCCACCTCGTAGTCCGAGAACGCCGCCGCGGCCATGGACGGGTTGCCCGACGCCTCGTACAGGTAGCGCAGAGACAAGGAGATGAGGGTGTCGATGGCCCCTGGAGGCACCTCACAAGCATCCGCGTCGTCCTTCATCTCAAAGGGGCGGATTGCAGCGCGTACAGATAGCCTGTAGGGCTTGTCAGGCGCGTGAGAGAACCTCAGGGTCTTGTAGCCCCCGGAGCGTCTCAGGCGACGTCCTGGGACGGTTTCTCCATCGTCCGTGAAGAACACCACCCCGTTGGCCAGAAAGCTCTGCGTGTCAATGTGCTGAAAGTGTTCGCTGGAGGGCCAGAGGGAGCCTCCGTAAGTCTTAATACGTCGTCGGTACAGGTTGGCCTTGATCCCCACCCGGCGGTACCGAGGCGTGCTGACATCGCCAAACCCGATAAGGTTGGGGAAGTTGGACGTGCTCACTACAATGTTGTTCCCTGACGCTGCACCCTGCTCTAAAGTTCGTATAGGGCTGGGGGGTGACTCGATGTATGGCATGCGCCGACCGAGGTCGTTGGCTACACGGGAGGTGCTACTGAGCGGGGTAATGTCTTGGACTTCATCGTGTCTCTCCCCCAGAGACAGGGTGTATACGTACTCGAAGTCCCCCTCGGGCTCGGCGTAGGCGGTCGTAGACCACGTGCCAGACAAGGCGGCAACCAGAGGAGCGACATTCATATTGACCAGGGTCTCCACCGTGCCCTGCCAGCAGACCCAGGGCATAGAAGTAGAAGTCCTGTCCCAGTAAGCATACTCAAAGCCGAAGCGGTCGGCCTCCGACGCTGTGATGAAACGTATGCCTGTCGTATCGTTGACCGCGTCCTTGACCATAACGGACTGCACCTCGATGACCTCGGGGGGCAGCGCGTACTGTTTCATGGTAATGCGCCAGTCCTTGATGGTGCCCAGACCCGAGCCGCCCGCGATGAACGCCGGGGCAGGGTATGGCACGGGCTCGAACAAGCTCATACGAACGCGGCCTGAGATGTCGTCAACCCACACCTCTCTAATCCTTAGTGACAGGATCTTCTGACCATCTGCATCGGAGGGGTCCACAAACTCCATCCAACGCCCAGACAAAGGCCGCGCCGGGGACGTGTACCGGGCCGCAAGCAGGGGATGAGAGGCCGCCACCCAAGTGGTCTCCAGCACCCAAGGGTCAATGTCGGAGGACGGGGCTATGACCACGCTGCGCCATTCATCCGGCACGTTGGTGTTGTTCGGCAGGATATCAGGGTCCAGGTACAGGTCCACGTCGCGTTCAAACAGGAACGGCGCGTCCTGCGAGAGCTTCATCAGCGCTCGGTTGATGTACTCCTTGCTGCGCGCAATGCCCTCAGGCGAGTTGGCGGGGGCGTAGTCGGCAGCGCCCCACAAGCGGTTGAGCAGGTCAGACAGGTGCATGTGTCCCTCCAAAAGAGTGCCCCCGCGCGCCCCCGCGGCTCAGTGCTCTGGGGTACGCGCGGGGGCGGGAGGGAAGGGTAGTAGGCTTAGCGGAAGGCAGGAGCCATGATGTAGGCGTCGATGAGAGCGTTGGACGCGCCGCCCGCGATAGCGTAGCCGATGGTGTCCTCACCGGTCGAGGCATCGACAACCTTGCTGCTGACTCCGGTCTTGATCTTGGCCAGTGCCGAGACAGTGGCTCCAGCGACAACGCGACCGACACCTTCCACCAGGATGAAAGCAGCCTTGCCTGTCGGAATATCGAACTGCGCGACACCGATGACCTTGGCCGTGTCAGCGGCTGCCGGCGTAACGGAGTACACGCCCGAAGTACCGTTGGCGGACTTGACCGGCGTGCCTGCAGAAATGACAGTACCAGTCTCGTTGGCCACGAAGACCCAGACCTGCTCGCCCACGTTGGCGGCCAGACCGATGCTCTCGTTCTTGGTTGCGTCGAAGGTGCTTCGCATGTCGAAGCGTGCGTCACCTGAGATGGGACGGAACGCGCCGCCGGGGAAAGCTCCTGGGGTGGAGACAGCCCCAGCGTTTGCAACCTCGGTGTTGACAAACCCGTAGGTGAAGCCCGTACCAGTTGCAGGCATGCGCTGCTTCTGACCGAGAACGACTGGAGGACCCGCCACGTCTGGCTCGACGGACCCGGTGATGTTGTAGATCGCGGCGATGTCCGCAGCGTATGAATCCATTGATGACTCCGTAAGGGGTATCGAGGGGTGGGGCAGGCCCCGCAGCCTTACTCGACTGCGGTACCAGTAACGGTGAAGTTACGGCGAAGGTCAAAGCAGTACATGCCGACGTGGATGACGGTCTCGTAGATGAAGACCTCCTGGCGCTCTGCACGGTGCGGCTTGCGGTGAGCGAACCAACCATCCGTGGTCTTCTGGTTGTCGCCCTTGGTGTACATCTTGAAGGTGCGGGAGTTGAGCCCGTACATGACACCCGCCTTAGCACGAGCCGAGGAAAACTCGCTTGGGACGATGTGCTGCTCGGAGTAGATCCGGCAGTTACCACCCATGAAGAAGGGGATGCCTTCGCGGAAGCCGTTCTCGTCTGGGCCCGGGTCGCCAGAAAGCTTGGTGCGGTCCTGCACCAGGAAGCCTTCCAGGTCGTCAATGTAGTTGTCGTAGGAGATACGGTCTGCAAGGATGGTGTCCACCTTGCCGTAGAGAGCAGAACCCTGCTCCGCCGTGTCGTGGAAAGCCCGACGAATCTGGCGGCGGCCGTTGTTCGAGAAGCCGCTGACGTGGCGGTGCTGGTTGTGCCAGCCCTCAATGCTGTTCCGTGCAACGCCGTGTACAGAGCCGGTCTGGTCAGCCTTGTCCGCGAAAGCGAGGAGGCCGCTACGAGTTGCCCCGTTAGGCTTGTAGTTCGCTTCTGCGTTGAGAGTGACGAATCCTGGGAGGTCCGCGACGTTACCCATGACAAACTGCTTGGTCATCTTCTCGATGACGCCGAGCTTGGCGCGCATGGGGTACTTCTTGATGATGCCGACGAGGTCCTGAGCCTCGCTGATGTCGGCAAGATCCTTGGCCGGGATGTCGTAGGCGTACACAATGCGAGTGGCAAAGGTGTTACCCTTGACCGAGCCCTGACGGCGGCCTGCCTTCAGAGTTTCGGTGCCCTTCTCGACCGTGGTGATGGACTCCGGGCTGACAGGAACCAGACCGAACTCCTTGTAGATCTCAGGCAGGGTCGGGGGCTTGCCCTGAGCGTTGATGATGCGGTTCCAGGCCGGGTGGTACAGGTCGAAGGTACTGCCCTCGGCCTCTTCGACCTTCTGGATTCCCGCGACGATAACATCGGGGTTGAAAGACGTCATGCACTTCTCCATGCCCAACCGGGCGTCGGGTTAGTCAGGCGGCTCCCCGCCCCAGGTGGATTTTGGTATAACACGCCAAAGTATCCGATGCAACAGCACATGGCAAGTACACCCTGCACTATTAGTGTTTACCTCGGTTCAACGCCTAAAAGTCTTCATAGCTCCCTGAGCAAAGTCGCCCAGGATGCTGTCTAAAGAGGTGGGATCGGTCCACCGACGAGTACGAGGTTTTGCATTCTCAGGTGCAGGCGCGGGCGCTTCTCCTTCCACCACAGCGGCGGACGGGCTGTGAGCAGCCTGAGGCTCGGGCTCGGGCTCAGGTACCGGCTCCGGGGCTGGACGTAGTTTGTACAGGTCCTTGGCGGTCTTGAGCGCCGTCTCCGTGTCCAGGCCCTTGTGTACCAGTTCCGCAGCGACGGCCATGGTCTCCAGCCCACCATGACGAAAGCCCAACTCCAACGCCTCGTCGGGGTCGAAGCCCATCTCGGCAACCATGTCAATGGCTCCCTTGATGACGTCACCACCCTGCTCACGGTCAGCCTCCAGTTCCTTCTCCCACTTACGTTCAACGTAAGTCAGGTACTGCTCGTTAGACCGGGTCGCGTGGTCCTCGAACTGCTCCTTGTACCCGTCCCGCTCCTTAGCCACCTCGTCAATGACCTTGGCCTTGTTCCGTAGCTCTGTTTGAAGCTGCTCGATGCGCGTCTCGAACTCCTGATACTTGTTCGGGTCGTCTTCGCGCAGCATCTGGTTCCAGAGCCTCTGGTGATGCTCCGCCTTGCTCTGCCAATCCGTGACAAGAGCCTGAAGCTCCTCGCGCTCCTTGCTGATGCGCTCAGCCGCGACCCGACCAAAGTTTCGATGCTCCTCAGGCAGAGCGTCCACGTCATTGAAGTCCCAGGTGCCAAAGTCATAGGGCTCTGACGCCGGGGCTTCCGAGGCTTCCGAGGTCTCGGGCACCTCCACCTCAGGCACGGCGACCTCCGGTGCCTCCACCTCAGGTGCGGCTACCTCTTCGGTCTTGATCTCGTCTTCCATGTTCCCTCCTCAAAGGTCAGCTGGCGGTGCTGTCCCCGCCCATGTATTCACGCATCAAATCCTCGCCAATCTGGTCGAGGCTCATCGGCTCACCGGCAGATTCGGTATCGCCGCCCGTTCCCTCAGGGGGGTTGCGCTCGGGACGCATGTCAGGGTCCGACTCCGGGTCAGCACCCGGGCCTTCGCTGCTGATAATGCTGAAGCCCTTCTTCTCCAGGGCAGCGACAATAGCATCAGGGTCCGTGGTCCCGGTTGCCAGAATGTCCTTGAGACAGGACTTGACGTCCTTGGGCTTCTTGGTGCCTGCCGAATCTTCGTCGTATGCCATGTCTGCTCCTTAGTCGCGCTCGCGGCCTTGACGTTCCTTCGTCTCGTTGACCGCCTGCGCTATGTGGTAGGGATCCTTCATCTTCTCCTGGTACTGACCCAGGCTACTGTAGCCCATTTCGGTGGCCAGGGCTTCCGCGTCCGCCTTCGACTTGTGCTTGGTCTTCTTGAACGAAGCGTCACCTGTGTGGCTGATGTCCATGTTAGCGGCGCGGCAGAACCTCTCCAGATGTCGATGTGACTTGAACGTGCCTTCGATGCCTGCAACCTGGAAGGGCTCCGCGTCCGCGGGCCCGTCTACGAAGCCGTTAGGAGCGGTCAAGAACTTCTGCACGGCCATCTGACCACACCGGCACCTGCGATGGGTGATGCCGTCGATCTTCTGGTAGTCGTTCATGCGTCGCACGGTTGTGGTCAGTCCACACTCCGGGCAGTCGATGTCGTAGGTAGGCATGTTCCCTCCTTATGCCTTAGCCACCCTGGCCGAGCAGGGGATTGGTGGTCGGATCAGGTGCGCCACCCAGTTGTGGGAACTGCGCTCCCAACTCCGTGGTAGCCTCCGCGCTGTCGTCAATGCCTTCAGGAGTGGCTTCGCCCTCCGCAGGAGGCGGCATCATGGCCTGCATCGCCTGCTTGGCCTCGTCCGGCGTGTTCAGCACCTTGCCCAGCTTCATCATGTCCAGCACCTCCGTCCAGAGGCGGCGCTGGTTGATCTCCGGGTTCTGCACGAGACTGGGCAACATCTCCATGAGGTTGCGAAGCCTGACCACGCGGTTGTCCTCATCGCCGTTGAAAGGCAGGGCCGAGAAGCTGTAGTCCCACGGGTCGTCGTCTTCGACACGGCCTTCGCCGTCGGGCATACCGAATCCGAACATGCGCCGGCCCACCAGCTGTTCTGGCGTGTCGTCCGTGACTCGAAGCGGGATGCTGGTGTCGTTGGGCATGAACTCGATGTACAGCCGAATGATGGCCTCGGCGATCCACTCAACCGAGAGGTACAACACCTTCTGTCGCCGGGACTTGCGGGTACGGTCGGCATCGCCAGCGAGCGCGGCTTCCGTTGCCACGTCCGTGTTGCCCATCGAACCACGCGCGTAGCTCGGGATGCCCAGGGTGCGCTCTACTGACTCCAGCAACGCGGCGGTCATGCGGCTCCACTCTATTGGCATCTGAGCGACGGGGGTGTGTCCCATGATGTCGTTGATGGTGGCCCGCGGTTGCGCGGCCAGCGTAATGACGTCGTTGGGTCCCTCGGCGTTGCGAAGCTGCGTCATGAACTCCTGGGGATCATCCAGCAAGCTCTCCATGATCACGGGGATCGGGATGCCGGCGCGCAGCGCCCACATCATCAGCGTGTTCAGGGTGTTGACCTGCGTCAGCGGCGTACGCACGAGCTTCGCGTCGGACAGGCCGTTGTTGTTGCGCAGGTTGTCGTTGAACACCAGCATGTAGTACGGGTTCTTCAGCAACTGGTAAGGCAGTGGGGCCTCGTAGATCGGCTCCGACACGCCCTCGACGTAGTGGTAGAGGGTCTCGCTGACGAGGTCGTAGAACTCGTACACCGGGATCCAGTTGTAGGCCAGGGACGGCCGGCGGTCGGTGCGCTCGTACAGGCCCGATGAGTCGTGGTACCGCATCCACTGCTGGTGCTCGCCGAATGGCACCTTCTTCAGCTTGTCGGGCTCCAGGTAGTAGATGCCTCGCCGAGACTTCTTGCTGGTCTTGACCTTGGCCATGAACTCGCCGCGGGTCATCATCTTGACCTCGCACACGTAGCGCACGTCGTCCCAGTCGGACTGCATCTCGTCGTAGAAGATGAAGTGGGGGTTGATGACGCGCAGCCGGGGGCGGGCCTTCTTGTTGGACCACGTAACCTTGAAGAAGCACCGGGGAAACACCCCGGCCCTCCCGGTGGCGCGCCAGAGCTTCACGGCCAGGGTCTCGCGCCGGAACACCTCATTGATGAGAGCCTGCCGAAACTTGGCAGGCCGCTCCATGGCCTTGCGGTTGGCGCGCACCGTGACCTCGGGGTTCGGTGGGCAGACGGTGGCTACCAGCTGGTCGATGAAGGAGAACAACTCGTTGCGCTGCACGTCCTCTTCATCGGCGTCGTCCGGGTGATCGTACATGAGGACGGAGTCGTCCGTGTCCACGTCGTCCGGGCACTCCGAGCGGTACAACTGCGCATCGTGCTCCCAACCCTTCGCCTCTTCGTGGCGAGTGGTCTTGTGCATCTGGATGCAGTTGTGGATCCAGGCCCAACGCTCGTTGCGCGCCTTGCGCAGCGCTTCCTTGTCACCCTGTTTGCGGGTGAGGATGTCTTCTACGTTCTTGCCCACGCGGAGCCTCCAGGGTCAGGGGGGTTTAACACGTTGACCGATGCCGGTCAAGACTTGCGCTTGCGGGGAGCCCGCAGGCCACGGCGTCTTCGCACCCTCTTGGCAGTGCGTGCGCGCATCTTCTTGTCTCTCTCAGACAGGCGACGAAGCTCCTCGCGCTCCTCCCAGGTGAGAGGGCTCTGGTCTTGGAGCTTGAGCGCAGCCGTGGGGGAGTCGGTTGCTGCTACGATGTGGGCTGGTCTCTTCGGCGCTCTTGTGTGCTGCACCAGGAGACAGCCGAGCGCGAGCGCAGATGCACGGTCGTAGTGGCCCTTGGTTCGGCGGCCCTTGCCCACGTTACCCGGCTCCAGAATCTGGCGGCTGTCGGCTTGCTTCACGAGCTTGTCGTTGCGGTAATCGCCCAGCTGAGCGACAGTCTCGGCATCGAAGAGCCAGAGGCGCTCTTGCAGTTCGTCAATCAAGGCACCGAGGCTCTCCTCGATAGACTGCTTGCTGGCGTGCCACCCGGGCTTGACCTTGGTGCCGCGTTTGTCGTAGTATAGGTTCTGAATCTCGCCCCGATCCAGGGAGCGCTCCAGAATGGCGAGCACTGCCAGACCAACGCCGTTGCGCTCGACCCCGATGAGGGCTTGGTTGTACTCCTTGGCCACCTCTACGATCTTGTCGCTGAAGTCGTTCGGGGTGACGTTTGGGCAGGCGAACACGGCGGCCTGATAGACCGCGTCGCGCCACACCTCCAGCACCTGAAACGAAGCGTGGTCGTGGCCGTAGCCCGCGGGGTCCGCGGCGATAACGTAGTTAGCACCTGGGTTAGGTTTGCGATAGACCTTGTAGGTCTCGTGAGGGAGCCACGGCACCGTGATGCGGTCCTGGTGCCTCTTCAGCACGTCGCTCGGGATCACGCCACCGCCGCGCATCGCCCAGCAGCTGATGGGGTCCACCGGGTAGAACACGAAGAACAGGTCGGGCCAGCGGCGGATTTCGGACACGTCGCGGATCGTCTGCCGCCGGAACGCGAGGTTCTCCAGCGTCAGGTAGTCCACGCAGCCCGGGTTCGACGCCGGCATGTCGGCCCACCTCCCGTTGATCTGCGGGTGGGAGCCCCCAGGGCCGAACTTGTCGAGCAGTCGCTGCTCCTCTGTGTCGAGGGTCCACGCCGGGTCCCACTTCCTTTCGTTGAGGCGCGTCTCATAGAACGCGACGAAGGTGAACAACCAGCGACCGTGCCCTTTGCGTGCGTCGGCGCAGAGGTTCTTGAACTCCTCGGACGAGGGCTCCGTCATGGGTGCCGGTGTGGCCTCCAGACTCAGGCGCGCCTCGGCGCGGTTCACCATCGCCGGGTAGAAGTTGAACCAGAAGCTCCCAAAGGCCGGGATGAACGGCACCTCGCTGATCTGGGTGACGTCCGGCGAGAGCCCGATGCCTTCGTTGGCGTTCTGACCCGAGAGACAGCGGACGCGACTGACCCCCTCGGGGTGGTCGTACGTGATCTGGTTGCTCTCCCGCACCGGCACGGTGGCGGGTCGCAGACGGCGCGGGCGGTTCTGGTGGCTGAGGGCAACGTAGCGGAACAGCGTCTTGGCGCGTCTGTCGTGATCTGCGATGATGAGCGCGGTCTGGCCTTCCAGCTGTGCGGCCACGTTGTCTACACAGAGCGCGTTGCACAGGCTCTTCCCGGACTGTCGCGGGCCGACAGTGATGGACCACTTGGCCATACCGTCCCCGTCGCGCGGCCCCTCGCCGAAGTACCAGAGCAGCTTGTTGTGCAGCTTCGGGCAGATAGAGTCGGGGTCGTACTTCATACGTCGGCCGGTGCGCTGGTCCACAATGGTAGCCTGCAAAGGCAGGGACACCCGGGGATCCAGTAGGTTAACGGCTCGCCGTTGTTGAGTGGTGAGCGGCGGCCGACCGTCGTCCTTCGGGCGTCCCAGGTTGTCCTTCTGGTACGCGGACTGGATGCGTTTGCGGCTTCGACGGAGAAGGTCGTCGCTCATGCGGGCTCCGTGTACGCGGAGATGAGAGGCTTGATGTGTTCTGCTTCGAGGTCCGTGGAGTCCGCTATGAACCCGAAGGTGGCTCCGTACACCCAGAGGCGCACCGCGTGTCCGACCGGCGTCTCCGCGTCCAAGGCCACGCCGTCCACGTTGAGCTTCTGCCCGTGTAGCGGAGTGTAGGTCTTGTTGGTCGCGACCCGATAAACGCCCTTGTAAGGCAAGAACAGGGCAGCGGCGATGAAGCCCACGCTCTGCTTGAGGACCTCGTGGCGGTACCGAATCTCGGCCGCGATGTCCTGGTTGATCTGGCCCTCCCGCACCGCCTTGCCTCTGCGCGTTCCGTTCTCCACCTTGGCCGTCCAGTTTTCCTTGATGTGCTGGATGGTGCGGAGGGTGACGTCGTGCTTCCGGGCAAGCTTCATAAGAGTCGCGCCGTAGCAGATGAGATGGGCGATCTTGACTCTCTGCTCGACAGTCAGCTTCCGATTCCGTGGCCGCCACGCTGTCTGGGTCACCACGCGGTTCTCGTTGAGGGGCACCAGATCACCGGAAACTATCCGGGTGATGGTGGACACGGTGTAGCCGAAGTCCCGGCTGACCTCGTACAGGGGCTTCTTGTCGTTGAGAACGGCGTAACGCACATCGGCGGCGTCGTCGCGGCTAATCATCGGGACTCCGTGGGGTAGCGGCCAGTGTTCTGCACCGCGATGAGGTTTTGTGTGCTGATGGTTGTCAGAGGGGTGCTAAACACGGTGTCACTCATGTAGACGCCCTGCTTAACGGCCGCGGCCTGGGTCATTTTGTTGGTCGCACCTGCAATGTGAGCGCGCAGGAGCTTGTAGTGGTCGGCGTGAAGGTACACCTTCTTGGTAAACACGTCGGCCTTGGTGGGCAGGTCGTACACCAGATTCAGGATCAGGCATCCAGACAGGATTGAAGGGGGTCTACTCCGTGCCACGCGCGGCCTCCCAGGCGGCGTTCGACGCCGCGGCAATGTCGCCAGTGATGCTCAAGTAATCGGGGAAGCCCTTGGTGTCCTCGACTGCTCGCGTTAGGGCGGCCAGCCTACACGTCAGAGCTACAACGTACTCGGTCATCCACGCCACGAACTCGGTGATTTGGTCGGGGTGGACCACCTTGACGTCGTCGTCCCCCTCTTCCTGGCGCACGGCCTGATTCATGTACATGTTGATCATCTTGGGGATAGGAAGGTTGTAGCCTTCCTTGTGCTTGTGCAGGGTGTGGAAAGCCAGCACCGTGCTGACGATGCGCCACCAGTCCTCCGCCTCTTGAACGGCCTCTTCGTCGGTCTGGTCGGCGCGGGACATGGTCACCAGCGTGTGCCACCAGGACCGCAGGGGATAGGGCTCGCTGTCTAACTCGTGCAAAGACTCAGGGTCTACGTTGAAGCGGCGCGTCAGATCGTCCCCGCAGACCCCGTGCTTGTCGAGGTAGTCTCGGACAGCCAACAATGTCATGAGGTGCACAAATGTCAGGTCGTGGGCAACCAGCGCGGGGTTTTGTGGGTCGAAGTTGGGGTCGCCCTCTTCGGGCTTGACCAGGATGAACTGGACCTCGTCCAGAATCGCGCTACTCATTCTCCCTCCGGGGCGGGGATGTCCACCCGCACAATGTCGGTGGTGCGGCCGTCCGGCTCAAGCATCTGCAGCCCGAGGCTGGAGGCTCCGTTCTCCTCGATGAGGAGGTCTGGTCGTACCTTCCGGGCCCCTGCCTGCGCAGCCTTTAGCTGTTCGTACAGGGGATCGCCGCCGTCGGTCTGGCTTTGCTGTATTTGCATCGCCATCAGGTTGGTGAACAGCAACTCGCACTGCTTGGTGAGCCACTCCGCCTGCTCAGGCGCGACCTTGCCCGAAGCCGTGTAGGCCATGATGGTCAGGATGACGCGGTTGAACCCGGCGTGTCCTTGGACACTGGCATTGAGAAGTGCGCTGGCCAGGGCCTCTCGGACGTCAGCTGGGATAAGCTCGTGCTGAACGTATAAAACGTGCTGCTCGTCAGCCATGGCACCTCCTCCGTTGGGCCTTACTTATAACACTTAGGGGGGTCGGTGTCAAGAGCCTCCCCAAGCATCCACGCCGGCTGGCGGGTAACTCTCAGTACGTCAGTTCCGGTGTGGATGCTCTATACCAGCCCTTGACACCAGAGGTCACCAGCGTGCGCTCCAATGGGGTGTAGGTCGAGCACGGCACCCACGGCAAGCGCGGTAGCTCTCGGAGTTTGTGCGCGGTCCATAGCCGAGGGTTCAGGGCTTGCCTCCACTGCCTACCGGACCTGCCCATCGGATCCCGCAGGAACTCCTCCCTCTGCACCACCCTCGACATGAGCGAATCTCCGGTGTACGGCAAGGCAACACCACGAAAGTCTGGGCGGCAGGCGTACACCACAAAGGGGATGTCCTCGCACAGATTACGGACGCCCTCCACGGCCAACTCCAACTCCTCGTCCTCCAGGTCGAAGCCGTGCGCGAGCGCTGTGAGTTCAGGCACGCCGGCCATCCGGCCGTACTTGCGCTCCGGGCGCGACACCTTAGGAAAACAGCCGTAGCAAAAGTCCAGCGGTGACAGAGTCACACCGTAAACCCTCCACTCCTCGTCCACGGCCGCGGGCCAGTAACGTGGAGCCCGCAACCCTTTGTCGCTGTGGAGCCAATCTTCGAGGGCTCGGTTGTGGTTGATCAGTCTCTCCCAGGCTCGCATGTTCTTGGGCCTGCTCACATTACTCTCCAGGCGACCCCCACCGCCCCTGCCGGTGCTGTGGGCAGGTTTGATCCGCCACCCCTGTGATTGCCAGAAGGGCATGAGACTCGTCGGCGTTACACCCGTCGTCATACCTGCCCTGCGGATGGTGAACTGCGTCAGCGGGTCTCGTAAATCGCCTCTCTTGTCCTTCGGCATGCCCTGCGTCCTCCCAGGCGCGAGCCTAACCCGCTGCGTAGCAGCGGACCACCCACCGGAGTGTCTCCCCGCGACACGAGCGCAGGGCTTGTCACTCGTAAATGACACGCATATTCAGCCGCGAAGGTAGTAATATTTGCGTTTGTCCGCCCCGTGTCCGTCCCGTGTCACTTTTGACTGACACGCTAAACGCAGTTTGGCCGTGCATTAAATGCCATTTGTCCAAATGTCAGCCGATTTTGGAAACTCTATAGGGGTATATATATACACACTTTATTATTTACGATTTTTAGCCCTAATCTATTTTCTCGCGTGTAAAAGTTGAGAAGGGTGACAAATGGACAAACGCGAACTAACCCAGGTTCAAAGCCGAATAAGCGTGTCACCTTAGGTGACACGGGAAATGACAAATCGACTTACAACCTGCGTTTAGCGTGTCACTTGCATTTTGCAAAACTGACACGCCTCCGGCTCCGGTGGGCTATTCGCGACGTATTAAGGTGTCCACTTCGGCTATGATGCCGCGGCGCTGCGCTCGGGGCGCTGGCCCTGGTGGGTACGAGGCGCATCTGACATACGGCTGCCCTAATAAGCTACATGACCCCACGTATTAAGGTCTCAGGGCAAAAAAATAGCGCGTATTGTCGATGGGGTACCCCTTCGGAAAAAAAATCCCAAAATCCCGAGACCGCCCTCTCCCCCCCTCGGGCCGCGGCGCGCGCGCGAAAACGCTTGCATGCTGCAAGTGATAACGATTCTCACTTGAGGGGACTTCGTGTCTTCGTGACACCATGGGGGGGATAGTGTCGGCGTGACACCATGCCCCGTGATCCCTTGCATTATGCAAGTGATAATGATTCTCAATACGGTGCGGGTCCGTGTCCCGTGTCCCGTGTCCCGTGTCCCGTGTCCCGTCCTATTGAACAGGGTTCAACAGTGGAGACATGGTCAACCGGGTTGACTATCCCCGGCCTATGCAAGAAGCATGCCACACCCCACCACGGGGGCAAGAACTACAGCTGTAGTTTTGAGCCGTTTTCGCGTGTAGGCGACTTTCCAGGGTTCTGAATGGTACGGATCGCCTGCAAGGGTTCGGTGCTCTGGGGGTACCCTGACAGTCCAGCAAACCCTATATGTCGCAAGCCTGCACGCTCTCTTCATTTACCCTATTCGCCGTTTCCGTCCCACTATTCACTAACCCCTGGCACGACTTTTGCATGGGGGCTTAGTGGTACGCTACCTCTAACCGGTACACACCATCTTTTGCCTCTGTTCGGTATCTTTCTGCTTGACAGTCTGGACGGAACGTGTAACGCGCGTGCCCTTTCCCCCCAAAAGAGAGGTAGTCAACCGGGTTGACTATCCCGGCCCGGCCGGACATGCGACATGGAATACACGACAAAGATGTCGTCTACTTATGTGCTTGAAATCCCTCGGTTTTCACATCCCCTTGACATCTACACTTGTAGTAGACGACTACGAACGGCTTCGTAGTTGACCTGTCAAGGGCAGATAAGTGCGTGAAATCACCCGGTTTTCTGGTGTGTCCGGTGCCTCATCTCGTCTATTGTTCCGCGGTGGTCGATGTTGTAGACGAATCGCGACATGGATGTCACGGTTTCGAGGGGTCGAAACCTCGTCGGCCACCCCGATGAATACGACATGTCACGGACGAACGCCGACAATGACCGCGACATTGATGTCGCAGTTGGGGGGTCTGTCAAGACTTCATGCCACGTCGCCAGATGTTGGCGTTTGTCCTGCACTTTTGAGAAAGTCAGAGAAAGTTATCTACTCACGAGTAGACAAAAGGGCCGTTTTCGGGCCCCGGGCATGACATAGATGTCCCGGTTGGCACGGTTTCACGGTGATCTATATCACTATAAACGCCGATGAACACGGGGTGGCACGGGGGTGGTATGGCCCGTGCTATATGGGTTGGCATCACACGACATACCCGGCTGCCTTCCTTGACACGCTCTCAAGCTGTCATCTGAGGAAATCTCTCAAGATTATTCTTGACGCTCTTCGGCAACCGGCATAGCTGTCCTTCATCAGACAGTGAACGCGGGCCTCTCCGGTGAGGGGCACAAAGCTCAGCCACACGATGCTGAGCAAGCCGTCCTAACAGGGCGCAGCGGTCCCGACGGGAACCGGACTTTGACAACCCCACCTTCTCATTCATGACCGGCCGGTCATGACCCCTCCTCAGGATGAACCTGAGACGCTGGGGACCCGGCCGGACAGGATGGTCCGATGACTTAAAGTCACGGTCTATCCTTGGTTATTCGGATTCAAGACGAGCCCCGTAGCGACACGCTTTCACGCTGTCAAGCGGGGTAGTGATAGAACAGGATGAACCCGGGCTTACAAGCCCTTATGGCAGGGTTCGCGGTCGGTGACTTAGACCTTAGGGGGAGATGTCCCCTAACAATGTGGCTTTGTATCACGTTGCAACGGGTCAACCGGCCATCTCGATTAACGCTGTAGCTCAGCGGGTTACGCTTTCAAGCTGACTTTTCGGGACATAAGAGTTAAACATCAGCGACCTACGGTGTGCAAGCCGGACATGGGAGCGCTCAGAAGCAAGCATGCTTAGCAGCATGACGACGATCTATCCGACGGATTAACGGCCTCACCGACGCACCGCGTATACGGTCGGGATTCACAACATCTAAGGTCTATGTCAATGCCTCAGGCTTGACGGTGATACAGTGTTGCCCTTTCAGTGGATTGATGACGATAACCGAGGTTAGATGCTTGCAAAAGGGACGTTGGAAGGTGGGGTGTTGAGGTCGCGGTCTGCGGTCTTTGAAATCTTAGATGCTACGGGTACCGAGGGGGACGGCTAAGCCGCTTAACCTGAGGATGAGGCGGCTTAGTCGCTCGGTACGCTGATAGCTGAAACAGCCGGTCTGGTACCCGGCGCTGCAATCCCGCAGCAAACTCCCCACTAACACTCACCGAGCGTCACCGTCTAAGCTTGCTTATCAGCATGCTGCCAGCGCTTTCCAGCCTTGACGGTGACGCTCAACATCTACCGCACCGACCGCGCTCTCTTGCCGGTCGGTGCTTTTACTTATGATTTCTGGCTGTGATTTACAGCATACAACCCTGACAATGGAGTGAACATGCAAGGACGAACCAAGAAAGACGGCCGCGATACCCTCAACAAACGCGCTCAGCGGCGCGTCGCCGCCATAGCTGAGGCCCTGCTCGGCGAGCGTGACCCCTGGAATGAGATGTGGGCGGTGTCCGACTACACCGTCATCGTCACCGCCGACGATGCGTCGGTGAAGGCCACGCTCCCCTGGCTCATCGAGTGGTCCAAGGACCGTTCGAAGGAGGGCCGGATGGCCATGACCCGGGCGTCTACCCGTGTGCGGGTCCAGATTAGGGCACCCGGGTGCCCCACCAAGTGGTTGTTGCCGAAGGAGGCCGTGGCTGTAGCCACGGCCATCACGGCCGTGGCACCGGCCGAGCCGGACTTCTCGGGTGAGGGGGGTCAAGCTTGACCCCGTGCCGCCCATAGTCCCGCCCGTCGTCTCTACTTTGCAGACGGGCGGGGCTTTTGATATACATTTCTGGCTATTATTAGCATACAACCCACACAACAGGAGGGAACATGACCGCGAAAGACCGGTTCATGGACCTTGACAGCGACCTCTGTGAGGTCGTCACCGCCCGCTATGCGGGCTACCTCATCGACGGCTACGATGCCGTCGGATGGTACCAGCGTGAGGCAGGGGCGGTCGCCGCCCTTGCCAACCACGTCGGACTTGACCCGGTGTGGCTCGCCGGCCTCACGGCCGCGCTCAGCCCCGTCATCTCTGTCAAGGGGAACGCCTTACGCGTTCTCCGGGCCATCCAGGCATGGCAGTCCGGTGCTACCTGGGAAGCCGCCGTGGCGGGGCTTCCCTGCACGCCAGGGTCGGTCAAGACCCATGCCTTGGCCTTCCTGGCCAAGGGCTGGCAGGGGCTCGGCCCCAAGACCGGCCCGTTCGGTCGAAACCTGTCCGGGCAGGGTGTCCACGTCACCGTGGACACCTGGATGTGCCAAGCGGCCGGTGTGCCGCACGCATCCGTCGCCCGCTCCTCATCACCGGAGCGGCTGGCATGCGAGGCGGCATGCGCTGCCCTTGCCGATGCCCTGGACATCCAGCCTGCAGCCGCTCAGGCGGCTGTCTGGTACGGCGTACGCCGTGCCAAGGGTGTGAAGGATAGCCGCGACAGCTTGGCTGAGGTCTTCGCCGCATGGATGGCGGGGACGTTGGCCCTCTGACCCAAGGCCGAAACGCCGGCTATGCCGGTGTCGTAGGGTGAGACCCTGCCTGACGATGGCCGTCAGCAACAACGAAAAGCGAGGTACAAAGTGGATATCATCAGCACCGTTTATCGTGGCACCTGCCGGGGACTGTTGGAAAGCCGGTTCCATCACGACGTTGGGTATTTCCTGCCCTCCGTCGTCGTCATCAAGGGCGATGGCATGGAGGCCGACACATTGGAAGTCTTCAACAGCAACCTACACACCGGACTGCTGGATCGCCTTCACGCCTGCTGGGCGGGCGAACTCGACACCTGGGGTGTCGAGGTCATCGTCACGTACTCCTCCTTGCTGGGTGCGGACGTCGTCATCGTCACGATGACGGGCACCTGGGATGGTGAGGGGGAGGTGGCTTATGACGTGCTTTGAAAGGGCCAGCGATGGCCGCGCCCGTGTGGTCGGGTCTCACGACCCACGCGGGCAGATGAACGGCTTTGGGGGCGTGGTGTACACGCTCGCCGTGGGTGAGGCGTGCTACCGCGATGCCCTGTCTGCCCTGGGGCGTCGGCACCGCCGACGTATCGAAGTAGTCACTGGCCCCTGCACCCATGAGTGTGAGTGGTGCGGAGGCATCGACTGACCAAGGCCGAAACGCCGGCATAGCCGGTGTCGTAGGGTGAGACCCTGCCTGACGATGGCCGTCAGTAATCATGAAAAGTGAGGTACAAAGTGGAAAAGTTCAGCTTTGAGAAGAAGCTCGTCGAGCTTCACGGCGAGGATGTATGTCAGGCCCTGCGCTTCAAGGCGCAGGTCATCGACACCCTGGCGTCCCTGCCGGGGGGACGCGGCCACGTGTCCGTGTTCCTCGCCGCCTGGACGGAGGGGGGATGGGAGCACCTGTCCCCCTGGGGACACAGCTACACGACCGGCGCGTGGGGCCTTTTCAAGGCCGCAAACGCCTTCGTGCTTGGGAAGGAGGAGGAGGTATGAAGTCCAAGGCATGGAGCCGTGCACGGCTCCACGTCGGGGATAACCCCGGCGGTCGGCGCTTCTTGAAGCGTCACCGGGCACGGTGGGCACGTCGTCGTGCCCGTCAGGCCCTTGCCTCCGGTCAGTGGGAGATGCTCGCCCCTCGGGAGCGCCTCCCGACGGGAGAGCGTGAGTTGTTCTGACCGTAGGCCGAAACACCGACTAAAAGCGAGGTACAAAGTGGAAAACATGAAGTGTATCATGGAACCCCGCCCCATGTGGGGCGAAGAGCCAACCAACGGCGGACGGCCGGTGCCGTCGTTCTTGGCGACCGTCAAGGCCATAACTGAGGCCGTCATGGCCCACACGGGCATCCCCACCCGCTGCGAGGCGGGCGAGGTCACCATCATCCTCCGTGAGGAGGGTGAGGTGCCCAGGGTCATGACCCTGGACGACGCGGTCACCGAGTGTGACCTCACGGTCGCACTGTACGTTGACGGGTTTGGCACCGTCAACATGACCAACAACTACTGAACTACTGAACTACTGAGAGGGAAGTTATGACCGATATCGATACCGTCTTCGGGCTCACGTCCGAAGTCGCGAGCCGAGCGGCTC